GGGCGTTTTAACCGGTTAAAAGCCCCCCGTTTTGGAGCAGATAAATGGCAAAAAACAAACCCCAAGACGATGCAGTGCAAAAGCCGCTGCAAGGCACCCCTAGCAATCCGCCCGAGCAGCAAGAAGCGCAAGGCGGCCAAACCGAGCAGCAGCCGGAGGTGCAGGACAGCCTGCCCGAAAACCAGCTGGAACAGCAGCAAGACCATCCCGACACCCCGCCTGAAACCAGGCCGTCTGAAGGACAGCCGGGGAGCAAGCCTGACGACACTGACACCGCGCCGAACGAAGCCGCAACCGAAAAAGCCCTTGGCGGGCAGCCCAACCCGCCCGCGCAGCCGGTGTTGGTGCCGGTAGCCAGCGGTGAAGCGCCAACAGAAGACGCGGAGATGGTGGCCGTTAAAACCCGCAGTGCGGCTCGCTTTTACCGCTGCGGCCTCGAATTTAGCCGCGAAACCCGCATCGTGGAGCGCGGAGAAATGAGCGAGGGCGATTGGCAGCGTTTGCTGGCCGAACCGAACCTGACGGTACAGGGCGTGGTGTTGATGACGCCCGATGCCGCCTACGACGAGGACGTACCGCAATGATCAGCTATGCCACGCTCGACGAACTGTGCCTGCGATACGGCGACAACACCGTGTTGCAGCTCACCGACTTAGAGCGACGCGGCCAAATCAATGCCGACATTGCGCAGCAGGCGCTGCTGGACGCCACCGCCGAAATCGACGGCTACCTGAACCGCTACACGCGGCCGTTTCCGCAGATTCCGCGCCTCTTAACAGTGTACTGCTGCGACATCGCCATCTACCGCTTGGCTACCGGTATGCGCCAAGGCAACGATGATATGGACACCCGCTACAAAAACGCCATCGACTACCTCAAGCAGGTGGCGCGCGGCACGGCCACCATCAGCGGGCTGCCTGAAAACGGCCAGCTCGGTACCGGCGACACCGTGATATTTAACAAGCCCCAGCAAAAGGTATTCGGCCGTGATCGCCCTTATTGAGGCTGCCATCGTGCAGCGCCTGCGCCAAGGCATGGGCAAGCTGGTTACCGGCGTGCACAGCTACGGCGGCGAGCTGGACGACGAGGGGCTGTATCAGGTGGTGCAGCAGCTGCCGGCCGCTTGGGTAACTTTTGCCGGCATCGACAAAACCGCAGCCGTTCAAACCAGCCGCACCAAGCATAAGGCCGAAGCCAAGTTTGTGGTGATGGTAGCCGCCCGCTCCCTACGGAGCGAGGAAGCCAGCCGCGCCGGCGGCATCGGCCACTGGGAAATCGGTAGCTACCAACTGATTTACGCGGTGCGCCGCCTGCTGGCTAATCAGGATTTGGGCTTGGCCATCGACAAGCTGCAACCGCGTGCGGTGCGCACCCTGTTTAACGGCAGGATGGAGCGGCAGGAAGCGATGAGCGTGTATGCCTGCGAATTTGCCACCCATTGGATCGAGGAGGCGTTGGACAACGGCCGCTGGCCGCAAGTGCCGCCTCCCCCGCCGCCGGGCAGCCCGCCATCGCCGCCGCACCCCGACCAAATCTTTGTAACCTATCAGGCGGCCACCAGCCCGCCCGACCCCGAACTGAAAGGCGCCAACCTGCATGTGCACGCGCCGCCCGACAACCCTACCCCCGCCATCGAGGCGGAAGTTAAATTAGGAGATACGCCATGACCGTCTTGGTAAAAGCCGCCGTTGGCCTGAAAGTACCGATGGAAGGCAATCCTCACCGCTATATTGACGAATATCAGGCCGTCGCCGTGGAGGAGAGTGCCTATTATCTGCGCTGCCTCGAGTACGGCGACTTGGTACGTGAGCCTGAACCTGATCCCCAAAGTGCCAAAGGAGACAAATAATGGCCAGCACCAACATCAGCTTTGACAAAATCCCGGCATCTACGCGCAAACCCGGCGTGTATGCTGAGTGGAATTTAAAACGCGCCATGCGCAACCTGCCCACCAACCGGCAGCGCGTGCTGTTGATTGCCCAGCACACCACCGACTTGGGCGCAGTATCCGCCCTGACGGATGTGTATTCCGCCGCCGAAGTGGCTGAGCGATACGGTGCGGGCAGTCAGGCACATTTGATGGCCGATGCCGCCATTAAAGCCTACGCCAATGCCGCCTTGAGTATCATCACGCTGGCCGACCACAGCGCCGGTGTGGCTGCTGTAGGTAAAATTACCATTACCGGCAACGCCACCACGCAGGGGGTGCTGCGCGTAGGCATCGGTAACGCCGACGTTTTAATGGTGGCCGTATCGGCCGGCGACAGCGCTGCCGCCGTCGGCAAAGCCGTCAAAGCTGCCATTACTGCCCAGCCCGGCCTGCCCGTATCTGCTGCCGAAGCCGCCGGCGTGGTGACCATCACCGCGAAAAACAAAGGCACCGAAGGCAATATCATCCGTATCCTGGCGAACTGTACCGCCGCCGGTATCACTACTGCCGTTACGGCAATGGCAGGCGGCGCAGCCAATCCCGATATCCAGCCCGCGCTCACTGCCGTAATCGCCGAAGGCCACGATATTATTGCCTGCGGCATCAGCGATGAGGCCAACCTCATCAAACTGCGCGCCCACCTTGAAAAAGTCGGCGCACCGACCGAAAAACGCTGGGCGATTGGTGTGTACGGACACGGCGGCACATTGGCCACCGCCACCACCTTGGCCGGCAAACTCAACAACGGCTTTATGCTCTGCGCTTGGTATCGCGGCACGCCCAGCCTGCCGTGCGAACTGGCGGCAGCTTTTGCCTCCGTGATGGCGAGCGAAGAAGACCCCGCCCGCCCGTTGAACACGCTGGCCTTGGAAGGCATCGGCCTGTGCGACAGCAAAGACAAAACCATGCGTGCCGAACAGGAAAACGCGCTCTACAACGGCGTGGCGCCGGTGGAAACCAGTCCGGACGGCAGCCGGGCGCAGATTGTGCGGGCGATTACCACCTACACCAAAACCGCCAACGGTACCGCCGACGAGAGCCTGCTGGACGTAACCACCGTGCGCACCCTGATTTACGTGAGCAAAGCCTGCATCCAGCGCGTGGCCTTGCGCTTCCCACGCGAGAAACTCTCCGACAAAACCCCGGCGCGGGTGCGCAGCGAGCTTATCGACGTGCTGATGCGCTGCGAAGAGCTCGAGATTTTGGAACAGGTGGAGGCCAACCTGCCCAACCTCATCGTGGAGAGGGACAAGCAAAACGTGAACATGCTGGACGTGCGCATCCCATCCGACGTAGTGAACGGCCTGCACGTGGTCGGCATGGTGGTAGACCTCTATTTATAGGAGCATAAAACATGAGTACCGAATACATCGGCAGCGTAACCCTCTATCTCGACGCGGCGGAGGTGGAAATCACCAAAATCGACGTCAAAGACAGCACCGGCCGCAAGCCCGTGAAAACCATGAACCGCAGCCGCCGCACCAAAGGCTTCACCCGCGGCGTGGGCCAATACGACATCACCGCCACCGCCGTGATGCCTACCGACGGCACCGCCATCAACTGGGGCAGCATCGAGGACGCCAAAATCTCACTGGTACCCGACGTGCCCGGCGCGAAACCCACCAGCTACCTCGGCTTTTGCGTTACCGAAGTGGGCGAGAGCTACACGGTGGACAACGAGATGGTGATCGACATCACCGGCTTTGCCATCCGCAAGGTGCTGGAGTAAAGGCTGCCTGAAAATGGTAAAATCAAGCCCTGTCATGAATCGGCAGGGCTTTTTTACGGAGAAGGGAAAATGAGAAAACTATTGTGCGGCGTGCTTATCGCCCTCGGGCTGGCCGCCTGCGGCGGGCAGGAGCAACAACCTCAAGCAGTATCGCAAGTGCCAACAGCCTCAGCAGCAAGCAGCGAATCAGTAACGAATTGTCCGCTACCTATGGGGATTGCGGCCGACCAGTGGTTGCAAAACTTAGATGTCAGCTTTAAGGCCACTAGGATGCCGACTGCTGTTACAAATAGAAGCGCAGAGAAAGAAGAATGCGGCTTAAGCGTGAATATGTCTATAGAACGAGGAGAAATCAAATTCCTTACAGACGAAAAAATGGGCTTATTGAGTGTTGCTTCCGGTTTTGAGTTGTCAAAAGACTTAACTACCAATACAGATAGGATGTTCTCTACTATCCAATCTATCGTTGCTTTACATGGTACCGTTAAATGGGGAGCATCGCCGCTTGGGAAAAGGCTTTTAGAAGTCATAGCCGATACTGTTCAAGCCTCCAAAACGCAGGGGGATGTTATCAATAGTTTTGATATGGATGGATTTACCTATCTAGTAGCCTGCGACGGCACCAGCGTTGCCATATTGGCGCGCAAACAAACTCCGTGAAATAGCTCAACCTCTTTCTTGATAGCCTTTAAACGACAATTAAGCCTACTCTTTATCTTGGTTTAATCAACGTTTAAAGGCTTTTCTTATGTCTGATAAAAAACCCTCTAATTCCATTGGTGCGGAACTGCTCTCCGCTGCCGTTACCGATTATAACCTTGTGGTTTCCGATGACCGCAAAACAGTTTCAGGTAGCCTGAAATACGGTATCGAATATGCAGGCAGTCTGCACTATGACTTTGTGATGCACCTGCCCACTGTGCGTGAAGACATGGATATCGACCCGCTGTTGGACGGGCAGGCGCGGATGCTGGAGAGCTACGCCCTAGCCATCGACCGCTTGGGCGGCATCCCCGCCGAACAGATTGATGCCGACCTGTTGGCAGACGGTTTGGCCGCCGGCGATTTTGATGCGCTGTATTTCGCGCAGGAACTGCTGGCAAAAAAGCGGCTGCGCCCGAACTCGACCGCTACCGATTAGCGGTGTTGCTGCTCGGCCGCTTCGGGCTGTCGGAAGAGCGGGTGAGTGAGATGACTCTGCCCGAACTCAACAGTTTTGTGCGGCAGGCGCGCCAGCTTTTATCTACCTATCAACCCGTGCTAATGCCCATCCCCGTTCCGTCTGCACCGCCTCCTTCCCTCTCTAAGCCCAAGCCATCCGGTAAGGGTAGCACCACCTACATCAGCAAAAGGCAGAAAAAATGAGCAGTAATACCTTAGAACTGGTTGCCAAGTTTAAGGACAATGCCAGCCAAGGCCTGCGCCGGCTGCTGACTGAAAGCCAGCGCGCGGCCACCGGGCAAGCACGAGCTTGGGCACAGGCCGGACGGCAGCGGCAGCAGGCCATCAGCGCCTATCAGAGGCTCGGTATCCGCTCCGAGCAACAAATCCGCCGCGAAATTCAGCTCACACAGGCAGCCTACAACCGCTTGGCACGCTCTGGCACGCTGTCGCAACGCGAACTGGCACGCGCGGCGGAGGCCAACCGCCGCAACCTGCAACGGTTGAATAACGAACTGCGCAGTGGCGCAGGTGCAGCAGGCAGCTGGCGGCAACGCTTGGGCAGCGCCATGACTACAGTGACTGCTGCCGGTGTGGGTGCTTATACCGTGCTCAAACCGAGCATGGATAACCAAAAACAGCTTGAAGCCAATATCAGCCAAGTAGCATGGCAGGCTTTTGGCGAAGATAGCAGCAAAACATCTGATTGGATTGCCACCACAGGTAAGCAGCAAATCCGCGACTTGGTAACCGAGCTCATAGCCAAAAACGGCGGTAATGCCGATGCCGCGCTCAACCTGATCAACAGCCAAATGGCCAACGGAATGAGCTTCGAGCAGGTGCAGAAAGGTGCAACCGCCACCTATCGCGCCATGATTGCCTCCGCCGAAGGCGCTGGACAATACGATCCGGAGAGTGTGGCCAAGCTGATGAAAGTGCTGCACGACTTCGGATTCCAGGGCGAAGAGCTGGCTACCGCGTTTGAGCACGCTATGAAATCGGGGATGCAGGGTAACTTTGAAATCGCCGATATGGTAACCGAGCTGCCCGCCTTGCTGCCTGTCGCCAAAAGCTCCGGCCTGAACGGTATCCAAGGCTTCGATTACCTGCTGTCCATCCTGCAATCTGCATCCAATAAATCCGGCTCCAACAGTGAAGCCGCCAACAACGTGCGCAACCTGTTGGAAAAAACCTTATCAGCCGACACAGTAAAACGCTTGTCGCGCATGGATAACCCAAATGACCCGAGCAAGGGTATTGACTGGGCTAATTCGGTTTTACAAGGCAAGGCCAACGGCGAAAACGCAGTGCAGGTGTTATCGCGTTTGGCCAACACCATGCTGGAACGCGACCAGCAATACCAACAACTCAAAGCTAAGGCCGATGCCGGCGATCAAACCGCCGCCGAACAGATGAATATTATGCGCGGTTTCGTGCTGTCGCGGATTTTGCCGGATATTCAGGCCAAAGCCGGTTTGTTGGCCGCCTCCGATATGCAGCAGGTGCAGGAATATATCCAAGGGTTGGCCGGAATTGACCCGAAAACCAATAGCTTGGTGGACAGAAAAATCGACGTAATGAGCCGGGACGATCTGTTCATACAAGAGCAAAACCGCTCATTGGCACAGCTTGGCCGCAAACCCGCGCTCGATACCCTGAATTCTGCCGAAACCAAATGGACGGAAGTCTCTTCCCGCTATCCCAAAGCCACTTTGGCTGCACAAGCTGTAGGCAGTGCAGGGCTGGGTGCCGGCTTTTTGTCATTGTTTCGCAGTGGCGGCTCGGGCTGGGCGGGTAATATGTTGTCCGGTGCGGCCAAGGGAACAGGCACCCTGCTGTCTGGAGCAGCCAAAGGGGCTGCCGACTTGGGGCGTGGGGCGTTTAAATTGGGTGGCAAGGCGCTGACTGCCGCACCACGTTTTAATTTCGGCCTCGGCCTGTTGCTGCATTCGCAAGAATTGAATGCCGGAGAAATCGAAGAGGTGGCCAGGATGCGCCGATCATGGCAGCAGCGCAACAATCAGCCATCATCATTCTCATCATTATTTAATTATCCCAAGTCCCTCCGGGCAGCCAACCCATTTCTGCCCGACGGGGCTGAAGCGGGGGGGATGCGCCAATTGCCCCCGCAACGTTACGGGCAATCAATGCTGCATTCGCCGCTCAACAGCCCGGAATTGCAAAAAAGCGCGGAGCAAATCCAGCAGTCATCGCAAACCTATCAGCAATCCAGCGAGCAATATGCGCAAGCGGTGAATCACAACCAGCAGGCCGCCGCCCAGTTTTTGGAGGCATCGCGCCTGATGGGCACGGCGGCGGGGCTGTTGGCGGCAGCGGCGCGGCAGCCGGTGCCGGTAACCGTGTCGGTGTCGGGCGGCAACATCACCGCCGCCGTATCGCAAGCCGCCGAGCGCGACAATCGGAGGAATTAACAGATGAGTTGGCAAGATACCCTGCTTGATGCCAGTTACAAGGGCGTGGCCTTCGAGGCCACTGCCGACACCCTGCGCGGCGTGCACGCGCTGGCCGAGCACAGCTACCCTTTTGTGGACGGCTCGGATATTGAAGACACGGGCTGCGAGGCGTTGGAATTTAACCTAACCGCCGTTTTGTATGGCGACGACTACGAGGCGCGGCTGCAACGCCTGCTCAAGGTGCTGCGCGAACATGGCAGCGGCGAGCTGGTGCACCCGATTTACGGCAGCGTGCCGGACACGGTGGTAGCCGATTTCGAGGTGCGGCACAGCGAAGACAGCCCGGACTATGCCGAAATCAATATCAGCTTCAAACAGAGTGTGGCCGCCGCGCCGTTTTTCGGGCGCGAGCTGG